CCGTAGAATTTTGGCGAGCGTAACCGAGTTGAAGCCCTCTCCGGTTTTAAGAATGGCGAGCAGGCTTTGCAGCCGCATCCACGCCGGTCGGCTCACGCCAGTTTTCCTGCCCGCCTGCAAAAACGGTTGCAGGTTCAAATTGGAGGGGCGCGACAATGCGCGCTGAACGGCTTGGCGCAGGGTCATACGACTTGCTTTCTTTTTTCACGAACCGGCAAGTCGAAGATGGCCCTCAAGACTGGACGGCTCGTAGTGCGTCCGTTTAGCACCTGATTGATCCACTGGTAGCTCCGCCCGATGTGCTTCGCCGCCGAGCGGCAGGAATGGCCACGCTTTTTCAGTTCGACTTTTGCTGCGGCTGGTGTGATGTTCTTCATTGTTCGTGCTTGAACTAATACAGTTGTATAATACGTTTTTTTTTTGGTCAACACTGAAATTATACATTTGTGAAATTTTCTTCTTCCAAGCTGAAGCGTTTAGTGGAGGCAGATAAAAGAATGGGCAAGGACATTGCCGCCGAGGGTGGTTTTTCCGTTGCTTCTGTTTCGCATTGGGCGCTGGGGCGCCGTGTGCCAGGAGCGGATGAGCTTGCAGCCTTGGCCAAAGTGTTTGGTGTGCCAATAGATTATTTTTTTGAAGGAGAAGGAACGCTTGTCTTGCGAGAGGATCAAATTCCGTATCAGGCCAAGTCGGAAATCAAAACCGACGACATCTCGAAACTACGCCGACAGGTGGTAATTCTGAAGGGAGCGGTTCAACAAATTGAATTAACTTTGGAACGCTTGGAAAAATGAGCGCCGAATTTTTTTTGAAGCTGTCGTGTCCAGCCTGTGATGGCCACATGGAATTTCCAGAATACGGAGTTGGGCAAGAGACCAATTGCCCCCACTGCGGTGAGCCTCTAGTTTTGACCGATGAAAAAGCCTGGGATGTTTTCAAGCAGAAGAAGGGGACTTTGACGAAGACTCAGGCAATGCGCGTCGAACGGGCGCGGTTGGCGCAAATGAAATCTGCAGGCATTAAATCTGTCGGCATTCTTGGCTGCAATTGTCCTGCTGATGAATGTGATTCTTACCGGCGCATCAAAGACGAAGTGTTTAAAATCGAATCGGTGCCACCGCTACCGCTGCCGGGTTGCGACAACAAATACTGCAAGTGCATCTATATCGCCACGCAGGGATGAAGTCGTAAATTAGAAGACCACAAACCCTTTCCGAAAAATCTTGCCACGCTGGCGGCGTTTCTGATTTGATTCGCCGCACGGAGCGCGACCTTCAAGGGGCGCTCCGTTTTTCTTCCCCGAAAGTTTTTTTCACAAATCTTCATAGTTCGCGACCATCGCGATGACGGAATTTTAGAATCTGGCAAAGTCTCGCTCGTGAACAGCGCGACATCCGTTCAAATCAAAATTCTCCGACGCCTTGGGCAATCCTCCGGTGAGCGGTCGCGCGCTTGCTTCAAGTCCTTGGCGTCGGTTTTTTCCACCGCAGTTAATCCCCAAAAAACGAACCGTTAAAACACCTATGAAAAATAAAATCCGCAGCTTCCTCCTCCTCGCCGCTTTGGTGGCCACCACGCTCGTGGTCGGCTGCGCCACGGCCATCAACACCAAGGACGTGACCAAGATCACCGTCACGGAAACGGGTCTGAAGATCGGCCAGAACGTCGCCAACCAGACCTACGAGATCATCATGGGCCGCAGCCAGGTCGAGTATATGAAAATCCCGACCGGCTTGAATGGCACCAACGCCACGGCGGGCGATGCGGCCATCATCCCGCAGACCGTGAGCAGCTACGAGGCGAACGGCCACAGCGCCGTCTTCGGCAACGCCGCTGTCACCACGACCATGTCCACCGGCGGCACGAACGCCGTCAACACGACTGTCGGCGGCGAGCATCCCATGATTAACACCACTACCGGCGCGGCGAACAACCTCACGCCGTTGAGCCACTGATTAACCAACTATAAAACCCGCGAAGCCCAGGCCGCGCCGGACGGCCCAATTCCAAAACAGGCGACACCCAAAGTCCTGTTCGTGAAATCCGGCAAATAAATTTATGAGTCAAAAAATTTCCATCGGCAGAATCGTTCACGCGGTCATCAAAAATGCCGCCGGTGAAATTGTCACCCGGCCCGCCATCATCACCCGCACCTGGGGCGAAGGCACCTCGGCGATCCAAGCCACAGTTTTCCCCGATTCCGTGAATGACGGCCTCGGCGATACGGTCGGCAAGTCGTCGCTCATCCAAGATGTGGACGGCAAGGTTGAAAACTCCTGGCACTGGCCGGCCCGCGACTAATGAAAACTGCCGCGAAACCATTCTCCTGGCCGCTGGCCCGCCGGCTCGCTGATTACAGCGACAAGGCGTATCGCCACGCGACCGTGACGGACACGGCCACGGACGCGCAGGCGCTCGTGACGTTGACGCACGACGGAGTGGTGATTGCGTTTCGCGGCAGTTCGTCCCCGCAGGATTTTTTACAGGACGCCAAGTTCGACATGGAGCCGCTCGCGTATTTGCGCCACAACTCCGCGCAGCCCTGCACCGTTCAGGTGCATCGCGGATTTCTCGAAGACTTCGACGCGCTCAACGTCGCGGTGGTCAATCAGGTTCGCCGTTCACTGGCGACCTTCGAGCGCGTCAGTCCGCATCCGAAGATTTACATCACGGGCCATTCACTCGGCGGTGCGCTCGCAATTTTGTGTGCGCTGGAATTTTCCCGGCAGAAACTTTCCCCGGCGGCAGTCATCACCTTTGGTCAGCCGCGCGTCGGTAACGCCACGTTCCGTGATCTCTACAATGCCGCGCTCGGCGACATCACCCATCATGTCGTCAACGCCGACGATCCGATTCCGCTCACGCCGCCGCTGCTGTTTGGTTATCGCGATGAAGGCAACGAAGTTTTTCTCCCGCGCGCGCATCACGCCGTGATCAATCCGTCCATCGGTTTTGAAATTGTCAGCGACGTGCTAGGCGCACTCGCTTCGTGGCGAAAACGCAAACTCGCCTTCATCCCGAATCATCTCATGAAAGCCTACCTCGCTCACTTTGCATGATTGACACGAACCAAATCCAACAGATCGCCGACACCGCGCTGGCGGTGAAGCAGCAGGCCGTGAACTGGTGGCCCACGCTCGCGCCGCTCGCCTACATCGTGGGCCGCGAAGTCCGCGCGTTCAATGCTTGGCTGTTCACCGTCGCCGAGTTCGTCATCACGCACGGCGGCGTCGGCCTCATCATCAAAAAACTTTTGTGGAATCCCCCAACCAAATGACTGACACCAAACGCACCAAACCGATTCTCCGCTGGCAGGGCAGCAAGACACGGATGTTGAAACACATCCTGCCGCTGATCACGCCGCACGTTTGTTATTGCGAACCGTTCTTCGGTGGCGGCGCGGTGCTGTTCGCCAAGGAGCGCGCATCCACGCCAAGCAGACCTTTGGCGAACTGATTATCACACCCAAATAATTTTTATGATGCTTGCTGAAATTTCACAGGGAGAAATCTGGATTGTAGTGTGCAGTGTGGCCGGCACCGTCATCAGCCTGATCGCGCTGCTCGTGATCGCTTTCAAGAAGACGGACACCGTCATCTCGCCGCAGCCGCTCATCATCGCCATGCAAAAGGAGTTCGCCACCAAGCATGAGTTCGACAACCACGTCGCGGCCAACGCGGAAGAACACAAGGGGATTTTTTCCAAAATCGGCGGCGTGGAACGCGGGGCCACGCAGACCACCGATCAGAAGGTGGAAGTGGTGCGGAAAGATTTGATCCACGTCGGCAACCAGGTCGCCGGCCTTCAGGCGGAAACCAAGATGCAGAGCGTGCAGCTCAACCGCATGGAGAAAACCATTTCCGATATGCCGGGAAAAATCGTCGCGGACATCGTGAACGCGAAAAAATTATGACCAGCGTGACGCTGGACTCCACCAATGATTGACCAAGATATAAAAAAATTTGTGCTGCGCCGGCTGTTGCAAAAGAACGGCGAGCCGGCCACGGCCACGGAGCTGAAGCTCGCGATCCGCTCGGCGTTCGCCGCCGTGTTCACGGAAGGCGATCTCGACAACTACATCGCGCAGCTCGAAGACGACAACTATGTCGCCGGCACGCGCGACGATTTGAGCGGCACGCTCTGGGCGCTCACGCCCAAGGGAAAAATCAAAGCGCAGCAACTCGTGAAAACGTGAATGAAAAATCCTCCATCATCCGCCGCCTGGGAGAACGATTCGTTCTGGCGCGAAGTGGTCGCCGTGCTGACGGGCGGCAAGAAACTTCGCGGCGAACACTATCTGCAAAATCTTTCCGCCGAGGAGCTGGAGCAATTGCGCTCGGCCTTGGCCTTTGCTGGCACGCTGCTGGAGCAACAGAAACTTTGTCCGCCACGCCGGGGCGGGGCGACGGACGGATCGTTGCCGCCGGTGTCGCTGCTCTCGGAAATCTCCCAGGCGGCACGCGAGGTGACGACGCTGCGCGCGTTGCAACGCCAGGACTTGATCGGCGCGGCGACGAAGGATCGTTGCGGCGAGCTGGGCATAAACCCGTCGCTGGTGAATGCCGTGGTGCGGATCGTGGGCGAGGAGGCGTTGCGCCAGCAGGCGGAGAATCAAGTCGGCAATTTTGCGATCTCGGCGGCGAACGTGTTGCTGATGGCGGAAGGCTCGCGCACGAAGGCGAAACAGGAAGAGGTAAAAATCCAGTTGCGCAAATCCAAGCTGACGCAGGACGACCGGAAAATTGTGCTGATGGAAAAGAAGGCAGCGGCTTACGACCGGGCGCAGGAATTGTTGAGCAAGGCCAAGACGAGCAAGGGCGGCATCACCAAGGAGACGCTGCAACAGATCGAATCGGAGCTGAAATTACTGTGAGCAAATCTGCGACATACTTCATGCCGTATCAGGCGAACGTCATCAAAGACGAGTCGCTGCTCTGCATCGTCGAGAAGGGTCGTCAAATCGGCTTGAGCTACGCCGTGAGCTACAAGGCCGTGCGGCTTGCCGCCGCCAAGAACGCCCGGCTCGACGTGTGGGTGATGTCGCGTGATGAAATCCAGGCGAAGCAATTTCTCCTCTACTGCAAACGCTGGGCGCGCGTCCTGAAATTTGCGGCGGAAGATTTAGGCGAGGTCGTGATTGACAGCGACAAGGACATCACCGCGCACGTCCTGAAATTTTCCAGCGGCCTCTGCATCTACTGCGTGTCGTCCAATCCCGACGCCATCGTCGGCAAGAGCGGTCACGTCATCCTGGATGAGTTCGCGCTGCACAAGGAACAGCGGCAACTCTACGCCGTGGCCAAGCCGGTCACGCAATGGGGCGGCACGCTCACGATCATCTCGACGCATCGCGGTTCGCAAACGGTGTTCGCGGAAATCATCCGCGACATCAAAGAGCGCGGAAATAAAATGGGCTGGTCGCTGCACACCATTCCCATCCAGATCGCGGTCGAGCAGGGCATCGTGGAAAAAATCAATGCCGCGACCGGACGCACGGAAACGCGCGAGGCGTGGCTCGCCCGGCAGCGCGCCGAGTGTTTGGACGAAGAACAATGGTTGCAGGAATACTGCTGCATCCCGGCGGATGAATCCACGGCCTTCATCAGTTACGAGATGATCACCGGCTGCGAGGACGACACCGCGCCGAAAGATTTTGCCTACCTGCAACAATGCACCAACCCGCTTTACCTCGGCTTCGACGTGGCGCGCATGGCGCATTTGTCGGTGATTGATGTGGAAGAAAAAGTCGGCGACGTGTTTTGGGAACGGATGCGGATCGAGATGCGCGGGAAAAGTTTCAGCGAACAGCAGTTCGAGTTGAAGCGCCTGATGCTACTGCCTTCGGTTCGGCGCTGCTGCATTGACTCCACCGGCCTCGGTATGCAGCTCGCCGAGGAGTCCATCCGTATCTATGGCAGTCGGATCGAAGCCGTCCGCTTCAGCGGCCCGGTGAAAGAGGACTTGGCGTTCCCGCTCCGAGCGGCGCATGAAGACCGCCGGTTGCGCTACAAAAAAGACGATGCTCTCCGCGCCGATCTGCGCGGCATCAAAAAGGAAACCACTTCCAGCGGCAACATTCGCTTTGTTGGCGAGGCGGCGGACAGCCATTGCGACCGTTTCTGGAGCAAGGCGCTGGCCTTGCACGCTGGCAAAACTTCTACCGGCATCATCGCCGTCGTCGGATAATAGATATGAACTTCACCCAAACCCATTTTTCCAGCCTTCAGGACGGCCAACGGGCGATTTTGGCGTCTCTCCGTCGCCGTTGGGCGCTTCAAAGCGGCGTGGCGGCTCCTGACCCCGTTAATGCCCCGTTAAATTCTGGCAGCACAAAGGAGGTTTGCGCTTGAAACTGGCCTTCACCATCGGCGGCAAGGAATTTTCGTTCGGCGCGAAGTCGCTATCGCCCGGCACCCAGGCGTTCCTGAATGGCACGGACACGGATGATTCCAGTCGCGGGGCGATGATGGTCACGCCCTACGCGCAGTCGGCCTGGGTCTATTGTGCCGTCTCTATATTGGCGCAGTCGGTCGCTCAAATCCCGTTCCGCATCTCGCGCGTGGCCGGCGGCAAGGCCAAGAAGGTTCGCGCGCTTCGCAGTTCTTCCGATCCACTGCACCGCAAGTTGTGCCGCCGTGCGCTGGGCGAAGACATCCTGGCATCCGGCGATGTGGTTGACCTGTTCAACCGTCCGCACCCGACGATGGACGCGCAGATGTTTTTCGAGATGCTCGTGACGTGGCTATCGCTGCGCGGCGAATTTTTTGTGCTGCCGCTCGACGGGGCCGACCAGCCGGTTGATCTCTCCGAACGCAAGCCGCGCATCAAGCGGCTGCTCACGTTGCCGCCGGAAATGTTCTGGCACGTCGTGCAGGGTTACGATCTCGCCGCCTGGCGTTACACCGGCTCGCCGCTCATGTCACCCATCGCCAGCGAAATGCTGCTGCCGAGCGAAGTGATCCAGTCGAAGCTGCCGAATCCGTATCTATATTGGCGCGGCCTCTCGCCGCTCAACGTGGCGATGACGCCGGCGGCAACCGATTATGCCGGGGAACAATTCCAAAAAGGTTTGTGGCTGAACAATGCGGACACCGGCGTCGTCGTCACCACGGATCAGATTCTCGGCGATGACCAGCGCCGCGCGATTGAATCGGCGTTGCGTGAACGCAAGCGCAAGGCCGGCACGCCCGACCGTCCGCTGTTTCTGTTCGGCGGCGCGAAGGTTGAGAAGCCGACGCTCACGATGATGGACATGCAGTTTCTGGAGACGCGCAAATTTTTGCGTCAGGAAATTTTCGCCATCCTCAAGGTTCCTGAAACGCTCGCCGGCTTCACGGCGGATTTGAATGACGGCGGCGCGGGCGGTTCGCTCGACGCGCAGAAGGCGAGCTTCATCGAATCCACCATCGGCAGCTTGTGCAACCGGATTGAAACCGCGTTCACGCCGGTCGTCACCACCTTCGGCGATGATCTGGTCGGCTGGTTCGACATTGATTCGCTGCCGATCATGCAGGCCGCGCGCCAGGCGCGCTGGGACACCGGCACCAAGATGTTCGCGATGGGCGTGCCGATCAATGACGTGAACACGAATCTTGATCTCGGTCTGCCAGAGTATGCGTGGGGCAATAAAAGTTTTCTGCCGTTCAACTTGCAAGAGGTCGGCGCGGATGGCCTCGACAACGCGCTGCCATCGGAAGATGCCGCTGCCGCCACGGCCGCCAAGACGGATGAGGCTAAATCCAATCCGTTCACGCGCCTGGGGAAATTTCTTGCGAGCCTCAAAGCCGCACCAGTGCCGGTGCAGAAGGAACTGAACTTTGCCGCGATCTGGAAACGGCGCATCGCCGCGCGCAAGGCGTCCGTGAATCTCGTCAAGGGCAAGGTCGCCAAGGTGCTGTTCGAGTATCGTAAAAAAGCCCTGGCCAAATTAGACGAGGTGCATTTGCAGAAAGACTTCGCCGAAGTTTCCAAGCGTGGCCTCGTGGACATGATCTTCGCGCACCAGGAATTCGGCAAGTCGCTGAACGATCAGTTGCAGGCACCGCTCGCGGCGATGCTGCAATCCGCCGGGGAAGAGATGATGGCCGAAATTGGTCACACCGATCCGTGGAAATATCCACCGAAGGGCGTGCTGGAATTTCTCGCTGCCCGCAAGCAGCCCATCATGGACACGGGCGAAACCGTCCGCTCGCAAATCAACACCACGCTGGTGGAAGGCACCGAGGCCGGCGAGACGCACGACGAACTGGCGGCGCGCGTGAAAGCCGTGTTCACCGAAATGTCGGACAGCGAAGCGCGGCGAGTGGCCCGCACGGAAGTGAACATCGGTTACAACGCGGCACAACATCAGGCGCTCATTGATGCCGGCATTGAGTTCAAGCAGTGGCTTGGCTCGCACGGCCCGCGCTCGCGCGCCGGCCACATCCAGGCCGAGGAAGATTATTCCGAGGGCGGCGATCCCGGCCCGATCCCGGTGGACGAACCGTTTGAGGTTCAGAACGCCGAAGGCTTTGTCGAGAAGCTCATGTTCCCTGGCGACGATTCACTCGGCGCTTCCGCCAGCAACATCTGCAACTGCGAGTGCGGCGTGCTGGCCGCTGCCAAAACTGGCGACGATGGAAAAACCCTCACGTTCAAAATCTTCGGTGTCGGCGAAATTAAAATTCTCAAAAAATGAAAACCTACGATCAACTGCTCAAAGAATTTGGTGCGCGCATCTGCACGCTCAACACCGGCGGCGCGGGCATCCGTGCCGGCATCCACACGACCTGCAAGGAAGTTGCCGGCGACCGTCCGGTTCTCGACTTCATCGCCAGCGATGAAACCGTGGATCGTTACGATGAGGTGATCAAGCAGGACGGCTGGGAGCTGGATAACTTCATGGGCAACCCCGTCATCCCGGACTGCCACAACTACGGCACGGTCGCCAACATCCTGGGCCGCGACATTCTGCCGAAGGATCAGCAGGTGCAGGACGGCCACCTCTGCACGCGCATCGAATTCGCCGTGGACAATCCGATGGGCCTGCTCGCCTACAAGATGAGCAAGGGCGGTTTCATCAAGTCCATGTCGGTCGGCTTCATCCCGCTCGAATGGGTGAACGGCAACGCCGCCGGCCAGCCGGCGCGCACCTACACCAAGTCCGAACTCTTGGAAAAGTCGCTCGTCGTCGTGCCGGCGAATCCGGGAGCGACCATCGGCCTCGCGCTGAAGTCCGGCGCGATTGAACGCGCCGACCTGAAATCGCTCGCCGATTTCCTGAAAGAATTTTGCAGTAAGGAAACAGACCCCGCTGCCAATGGTGGCACGTCCGGCGCGGGAGTCCATGACGTGCGTTTGCTGCAACTCGCAAGGGAACTGCGCTGTGTTCTCAAAAAATAAACATCAACCAAAAACGTCCGTTAAAAAACTGATTATGAAAAAATTCCTAAAATCGTATCGCCACCTGCTTTCGCTCGCGGCGGTCTGTCTCCTCGCCGTCGCGCTGATCGCGATTGGCGTTCCACCTGCCGGCCCGATCATGTTGGTCGGCCTGTATCAGCTCACGCAGTTCGCCACGAGCAAGGGCTATCGTCGCGGCCAGGTATGTCTCGCCGCCTTGACCGAAGAGCAGGTCAAGGAGTTTGAAAAAATCCTGGGCGAGATCAAAGGTCTGGCCGAACACATCCCCGGCATCAAGGAACTCGGTGCCGCTGAAGGCGGTTTCGCCGCGCTGCGGAAACTGCCCGAACTGTTCAAGTCCGAACAAACGCGCGCCGACGAGCTGCACGCCACGGTCAAAAAGTTGTCCAAGCAACTGTTCGAGAACACGCCGACTGGTGTGCGCTGGTTGAAGCATGAAGGCGAGAAAGGCCCCGGCACGCCGTATGTCACCGAAGAGTGCGCGAAGTATATCGGCGCGATGGCGGTGATCCGTTCGGCCAATGCGAACAAGCTCAAAGGTGCGAACGCCGAGGACATGATCCAGCGTGCCGCCGGCTTCCTTAACATGGAGTCGAGGGCCGCGATTGCCGCGACGGACATTCCCTTGCCGGTGCAATACGCCGCGCAGATCGCGGAGCTGGTGTATGTCTATGGCCAGGCACGCAAGCTCTGCACGGTCTATCCGTTGAGCGCCTCGTCCGTGAAATTGCCCCGCCTCAAAACGGGTGAACCGGCCTTCGCGTTCTTCGCCGTCAGTGCGAGCGTCACGGAAAAAGTTCCGCAGACGGAATGGGTCACGTTCACGCCGGGCAAGTGTGGCGGCATCGTGCGCATCCCGTCCGAGATCGAAGCGGACAGCATCGTGGCGGTCGGCCAGTTCGTCGCCCGTTACATCGGTCGCGAGATGGCGAAGCTCGAAGACAACTGTCTCTTCATCGGCGATGGCACCGGCACTTACAACA